GGAAGATGTAAACTGGCCCTTTGCGTTACGGCCTTGGGTCTTAAGCAAGGGGATGTTAAAAAGATTGTACTTACCATCTTTGCCGCCTGGCCTTGCGCCTCTTTTGCCATCGGCGGTTTCGACGTACCAACTTTCCCTGAACTTGCCGCCCCAAGCTGGGCTAATAGCAGCAAGATCGTTTACTACTTCCTTGGCGGCATTGCGCAATGCAGTAAATGCAGCGTCCCTAATCTCGTCAGACATTTTCTCAAGACCGAAGCCTTTGCCTTTCTTCGCTGGTTTACGCCGTCTCGCCATTATTCTGCCCTCGCTGTAATCTTGCTTGCGTACATGGCAAAGGTTGGCCTTTCGTCTTCAGAGCCTTGTATGACAATGGCTTTGCCGCCCAGTGTAGTAATCATTTTGCCGTCTAGCGTCGTCAGGTAGATTGGTCCGACGATAACGCCGTCAGTGCCACTACCATAACTCTCGACTTCTGTTACCTTCCACTTGCGCCCCAAGTATTCGAGTCTGTCATTGGAACTGATAGGCCAAGGCACCGTATCATGGTCAACCCATACGCTAACCTCGTTGCCTTGCTGCGTACCATTGCGTTCTGACTTTTTAGAGCGCGTTACAGCGCCGGCAGCGGTAAACCTTGTCTCGGTGACAGCAACAGTTCCTAGGGTTTCATTGTAAGCACCAGAAGCTATCTTAATATAGGTAAGCGACTGGGATCTGTACTTGTCTATCATCCGTTTTGATAACGGTCTTGCCCAGGCATCTTGCGGAGCGTTCATTTAGCCTCGAAGAATGCGAACAGAGCTTTCGTTCTGCCGGTCAACCCAACAGCCGATTAAGTCCAGTAGCCACGGGTAAAGCCGTAGCACGGTGGGCGAGTAACTGCCAACACGCTTGTCCTTCGGCAGCACCTGTACTATGGTGCTGGGAGCAAAGTATTCTTGCTCGAATACGTCGAACTTTTCTCGTTTAACTACTGGTGCCGGCAGTTGACTAGAAGCGCCGATAACTGCGGTACTGTTGTTAAAAAGTACCAGCGCAAGCTCTGAGGCAGCAGCAAGATAGCCTGCCGTTAGGCTGTTACCGCAACAAGTCGCTTCATCAGTACACCAGCGTAATGTACGCAGCGCAGTTTGAGCAGAGTTAAGAGCTTGCGCCTTCTGCGTTGCGTTGAGCGCGGTCCAGGCAGCCGCCTTGAGCGTAGCTCCCATGTAGGTGTCGGCCTGTTCCACCGTGACCAGCGCCGGGGGCGTGCAGTTACAGGGACGCTCGCCATTGGCGCTGGAGTAGTAATAGGGATCGGCCAGGCGATGCCAGGGCCACCAGGAAGCGTTCACACCGCGTACACACGCCAGGCAGTGCCGTTGTACCAGCACTTCGCACTGGCCGCGCCGCCGGGCACGGGGGCGGCGCCTACGGTGGGGGAGGTGAGGTTGCCGACCACAAGACTCATACCTCGCCGGGGGTTCACGGGCAGAGTGCTGACCGTGTAAGTCTTGCGATATTCGAGAAAATTAAACAGTGCCATCGGGAGACGGTACAGGGCCAGCCTCGATCATAGCTCAGATCGGGCCATGAAAAAGCCCCCAGGCTTACGACTTCCTGGGGGCTGAGTGCGTCCAGGTACTCCAACATCCCTGGGCTGTTGACCGTTAGGTGGGCATGAACCCCATGACCGATCAGACCGTACCACCGTAGGGGCTGTTTGTCACCAACCGGACCAGCGGGATCAGTCGCGCATCGTTGTAAGCAAGCCCAAAGTTTGAGCCTGTTGCGAGTTGAGCGTTGGCTGGGTTGTCACCAGCCGAACTCCAGGTAGTACCGGGAACGTGGAAGCTGTGATGGTAGTCCACAATAATGCCATCTTGCTTGGATGGTGCATTGCGAACCGTCTCGATCTCAAGGGGAGTTTGTTCGCCCTCAAGCATGACGCCATCGCCACAAAGGTAGCTAACAAACTGCCGCTGTTGGCCGCTGGTGCCAATGATCGGAAGTTGGTCATCAACCACAACCTTAACGTTGAAAGCGCTACCAATCAACAGGCGTGTGTTAATGCCCCTGCGGTCAGCATCGTAGGTCAGGAAGCCCACTTGCTCAAGATAGGCTTGAACAAGAGAGTGACAGAACAGAGTAGTAATCTCAGACTGCCGTTCGCCCAACTTGTAACGAGCTTCGATAACGTTTTCAGCCGTCATCCAGTTGGCGATGGTAGAGCCAGTGGTAACAGACTTATTTACGTTATTGGTGGCATTAAGCGGGCCGCCAGTGCCAAGTAAGCCCTCAAGTTGCGCAATCATTTTGCGGGTCTTGATCTTGTTGAGCGCCGGCTCAAGCTGACTCGTAAGTACCTGCAAAGGGTCTTCGCCGCTGGCCAGCTTCGAGAGCTTGTCAACAGCGTAGGCAAAGCCACGGTGGGTGATAGTGGCGTACTGAGTAGCGCTGGTGATGCCTTGGAAGGTGAAATGGCCCTCGCCAGAATCGCCCCACTCACGGCCAGAATCCATCCTCTCTTCCACCGGGTCAATCGGTCGGAAAAACGGCGCTTCGACCCGAACGCCGGTAGTGGAGGTGAGGAGCCGGTTGCTTCTGGCCAAAATGCCAGAGCGAACCATCATGGACTTGTTAAAAATCTCTTCTTGAAGATAGGCGGCAAATTCACCAGAAGTAGCAAGCCGCGTAAGGCTTGTTACATCGCCGGCAAAAGTACCGCCCAAGTTACCAAGGAACACTGGAGGAAAAGCAGAGGTTGTTTAGTCGGCATGACCGCACAGCCGTCGATGCTTTTGCCCAGGGTTCGGCACAGCTTTACCCTTGGCTGCGAGCAGCAGCGCTCGCTTCAGCCTTCAGCTTAGCAGCTAAATCAGGATCTTCCTGCTGTATGGCGATGCGTGCAGTCACGTTTCCACCAGGAAGCCATGGGTTGGTGATAATACCGCCACCAGAAACGGCAGGAGCGCCTGTAGCCGGCCTGGAGCCCATGCCGCCGCTACCGCCTTGGGGCTTGAACAGATAGGCGTGCTCAGGGTCTTTTCTTAGCTTGCCGGCAAAGTCAGCAAGGCCAACCTCTACGCCTCCAACGACTGCAATAGTTTTGCCGCCCCTGTCTTGAACGAGCGAATGCAGATTTGCCCAAGCATGTTTAGGATTAAACACTTCAGCGGCATTAAAGACAGCAAGAAAATCAGCACGCTTACGATCTTCGACGCGCTTAGCGTCTGCCTCCGCGATGGCCTTGTCCTTTTCTTCGTTTTGCTTTCGCAAGGTTTCAATGTTTTCGTTTGCCTGTTTTAGCAGCTCCTGAAACTCGCCTTTTTGCTCCATCTCTTTTCTTTGGCGCTCTGTTTCTTTGTCTCTTAGCTCCTTAAGTTCGTCGGCTACTTTTTTCTTTTCAGTTAAAATTGTCTCCTTGTTGCCATTTACAGCAGCCAGTTGCTGCCTGAGGTCTTCGGCTTCTGCGGCCTTGCGTTGCAATTCTGCAATTTGTTCGGCAGTGAGTTCCATGGCTTGATTGGTGGATGCGCTATACTGTAGCGCGTAGACGATTCATTGCACCATGGCAACTACCGCCCCAGCCCCTGCCGCCTCGGCTAAGCCCAATGCCCCTGCCACTGTTCCCGCTGCGCCCGTGGCCACCGCGCTTGACTCTGCCGGCGAGATCGCACAGCTCAAGGCCGAAATAGCGCGGCTTCAGTCGCTTTCTGAGAACCCACCGGCAGATGAAAACAAGCCGACTGGCCCAGAAACGATTAACATGGGCGGCCTGGTACTTCGGAAGACCGTTGGCATGGACGGCGTATGCGAGACTGAAGTGTTGAAAAAGCCGATGATTGATCGTGAGTTGATTCGGGCCACCAAAGCCAGTCAGCGTGAGTCCGGCTTCTGATCGCAGCGCCTAACTGAAAGCCCCCGAACTGCTGCGTGTAGCGGTTCGGGGGCTTTCTTAGTCGGGAATCAAAGCGGCAAGCCTTTCGTCTTCGTCAAGGTCTGGCGGATCGACAAACTCACCCCTTTTAGCTTGATTCCAGCCACGCAAGATAGATGCCATGGCGCTTTCCGATCTTTCACTTCTCCAAGCGTCAATCTCTTTCTGAACCTCCTGTGAAGTCATCGCCTCTACCGTGCCGGACTCAAGGATAACCTCAGTCCTTTGCATGGCATTCCGTAAGCGAGTAATGCGCTCGAATCTTTCAGCGCCAGAATCAGGCGCCAGTGATATATTCAGGTGAGTTTCCTCAAAGCTGAAAATACACTCTTCACGCACTGCCAGCGCTTGTTTTTCGACCAGCTCCAGAAGACGGGAGCGAGCGTCCTGATCCTGCGGCACCATTGGCGTTCTGCGTTTTTTGCTGCTCAAGCATAACACGTTCCGCCTCTTTTTTCAACTCTTTAACGGCTTTGCCTAGCTCAACTAGATCCACGTCCTCAGGTATCCATTCACCTTGGGCCAGGATGCGAAGGAATAGCTCAGTCGTAATCTGGCCGCTTGCTTCTATGTCGGCCAGTACGCTTACATCTTGGCCTAGCAAGCGATAGAAGTCAAAGTCCTTGTCGATAACAACTTTAGGCGGTTCTATGTTTCTGTATTCTGCCGCCATTCTAAATGCTTCATTAAGTGCGGCCTGCGTTTCAGTTGCAGCCACTGATAGTACACAGTTAGCTTGCTGGTGGTCGATACGCTTTGCGTCGGCACTTTCAGCTACATGCTTTTGGCCTAGCAGCTTTGTAACGCCAAGATGCGAGATTTCATTCTCCAGGCGATCAAGTAAAGCCGCTTGCGCTACAAAAGAGCCAGCGTCACACCGAACCCAGTACGCTTTGTGGCCGACATTCATTCTGATGGCATAATTCTGCCCCGTAATCGCCTCGTTATTGTCGTAATCCTCTAGCACCAGCAATCCAATAGCGGCAATGTGCAACGAATGCAGAAGGTCCGCTAGGCGCCGGTAGTGGGCGATATTCAGATGCGCAACGTCAGACAGTGGGGGAGTAGCGCATAAGTAGCCTTCTTTCTCAGCATAGATATGCACTAACGGAATATAGTCGAGAGGGGTAAAGCCAATGTCACCTATTGTTTTGTTTGATTCAAACACTTCGTAAGCGCCAGGGACAAGAACGCGAGCGACAAAAACGTACTCTTCCCCGTAGGCGCCCTTAGCAACTTTGCGCTCTTCCTGATAGCGAAACGTTGTTAGCTTTGCGCCAGGATCGTCACTTTCTCGCCGGCTACCTAAATACTGCCATGGATCAACCGGCACGAAGTATGGGCGCAATGGTTTGATTTGATCGTTAGCAGATTGCGCTTCGCGCCTTTCTGCGTCAACGACTATTGACGACATGCCATAGGTAAGCGCAACTTCTAGCCGCTTTAGAGCGAACAGATCCAATGAAGTGCCGTCACCGTCAACATCTTTCCTAAACTCCTCTTCCCAATATGGATCACCGCCTTCTAGTTTAATCATCTTACGCATAACCATGCCGGCTGCGTTATGAATTAAGCGCTTTGTGAACGGCGCCAAAACAGAAAGATTAACGCGAGTCTTCCATGGGTCAATCTTGGTCTTCGGATCTTCTTGCTCTCTTGGTTCACGCGGCAGGTAGATATGCGCATTTGCGTGTAAATACTCAGTCCCCTTTGTGACGGCTTGCATTATTTCCCACTTTTGCCGCATTCGCCTATTTATGTCGTCCATATAAAATGGACTATCTACGTCTATGTAGTTTGGCAGTGATATTTTTCTGGTTGCTAGGTTCATTGCGGCAAAGCGTTTGCCAGTAGCCTAGCCTGCCGGCGCCAGGATGCACAGGTTACAGTCGATGGATAAGATCGAGTTTCCATGGCGACAGCCACTGCCCCCGCAGGACTTCGCCCAAGTGGCGACATTGTAGTAGGTAAAAACCGGCTTTCTCTGCGGCCAATGCAGGGGATGATTTTTAATGATCGACGCCGTTTTCGTGTTGTCTTAGCTGGCCGGCGTGGCGGAAAGACGGTGCTAGGGGCAATCGAAATGCTGCGCGGCGCTAGTGAGCGCAAGGGCAATTACTATTATGTTGCGCCAACGTATCGGATGGCAAAAGAGATCGCTTGGGATACTTACAAGAGTATTATTCCCGAACGTTGGA